AAGCATAAGCCGAGTACCGACAGCAACGTCGGCAGGGCCAGGGAGCGCTTGAATGAATTCAGCGCCTTCTCGGTTGAACCGATACCGAGCTTGCTCGGGATTTCGGTAATTGGGGACATACAGATGTAGGGCTAATCGATCCGTCTCGTATAAATAAATCGCCGTCCAAGTTTTCAGCGTGTCTCTGAAATCAGAGGTCGCAATCGTACGATCAACGTCACCGGCTATGCTCTCAATACGACTACGTGGGACGGTATTATTATTCACGCTGCCAGTCATGTCAGTGCGCTTTTCAGCCTCGTCGCACCGACCGATCTGTTCGACAATTTTCGAATACCAGAACGAATCTTGGATGTTGTTGACAGCTTCCTCTAGACGCGCTTGGTCACCAGCCGGGACAGACGTCAGGTTATAACCTAGGTGCCAGCGGACTTTAGACTTAAGGAAGGTATCGAGTTGCATTACTGAAACGAAATGCGTTACAGGTACACCATCTCAGATGTACCCAGTAACACACTAGCACGCGCAAATAATTACTCGACGCGAACTAAATTCTCTTTAAAAATTTCATCCCAGTCAACACGTTTGATACCCTTCAATTGCTCCAATCTTTGGAAACGTTCACCAGGCATCGACATTTGAAGGTCTTTGATATCTCGCGCTGTTTTAAGTCCCACACCAGGAAGCGCATCCGCAATCTGTCGGGCGCTGGCGGTGTTGATATTCATCCGCGTATCTAACGGGAAGGTCTCCTTTTTCGTAGGAATCGCTGGGTTCACACCCTCTGACGCAAGTTGTGCGGTCAAGCGCTCTTCGGTCTTGATCTGCTCAGTGGTCGCATCCAGGTGCGGAACCAGATCAGATTCATCGATGTAAAGAACTTCATCTTGGGAATCGATGCACATGACGATCCCATCGCCGTGCTTCGCAATCATTTCCACCAAACCGCCGGTTACACGGTATTGATACAGCATCGTTGTAATTTTAGTCTCTGCTTAGCCTAACAAACTAAACCCAAACCAACAACAGGAAACAAAAAAAGGGGCCCCGAAGAGCCCCTCCACTTGTATCGATTGACAGATCAGCTGTCGGTGCCGCCCACTTGGGAAGCAAAATCGACGAAACCTTGGATATCGTTCCAGGACACGGCAGTAGCAGGACGCAGGTAGTTGACGCGGCACAGCAGGTAAGCAGCCTTACCGGCGGTCGAATCATCAGCGCTGATGTACACACCGTCGCCGTTCACGGAAGTATCAGTGATGGCGTTGACGTTGTAGACCTTGAACAGCTGGTCAGAGGTCACCTTGTAGAACATCGAGTTGGCAGCGTTAGCAGCCGTGATGCCAGCGGTGGTGACGGTGGTCCAGAAGGGCAGGTCGCCGTTGGTGGTGTCGCCAGTGCCCTGGGCAATGCCGGAAGCACCGATGGTCAGGCTGGAGCTAGCAGCAGCCAGACCGTTGGCCTGCGAGGAGGGGACGCCGAAGGGGCTACCCGAGTTGTCGGGACCCAGCAGCAGGACCTCGGTGTTGGTGCCGAGCAGGTCGGCAGTCACAGGGGAGGCAGGGAAACCAGCCAGGCCACCAGCGGGGATGTCCTGAGCCAGTGCCAGAGACGCACCGTAGATGTAAGCCGGGCGATCAGCACTGGCTTGCACAGTCAGGGTGGTGCGGTTGTCACGCACCCGATCATCGGGACGACGGTCGGGGGAGGGGATGGTGATGTTGAAGCTCTTGTAGTTGGCTTTGTCTGCAGCAAGGTTATCAATCTTGATGTAGCCAATCAGCTCGAAAGCTTCAATGCCAGGCCAGCCAAACACACCTTCGGTGTTATAGGAGGACAGGCGGTTGATCTGATTACCGGGTTGCAGAATTGCACCGGCTTCTTCTTTGTAAGCAGCCATTGTTAAGTACCTCCTTTATCACTCAGTAATGGTAAAGGCACAGGTCACGAAGTCCTTGTTCAGGTTCGCGAAACCGGCGTACAGCTGCCAAATCAGGATGATGAAGCGGCTGAAGTCATCGTTGTTGTTGATCAGAACTTGAGCGTTCGGACCACCGATGCCCACACCCACAGCCTGAGGACCGAAGAACAGGGCAGGAGGAGTGTCGTGAGAAACAGAGCCGTCGCCGTCGTTGATGTCAACGGTGATGGACTTGCTGGGGAAGTTGGTGGATTCGAAGAACCGCACACCTTCAAACACAAAGCCGGAAGGCATCACAGGTTCGCCAGCCACGAACTGAGCTTGGCCAAACTGACCACCACCATAGATGGCGGCGTTAGGAGCCATGGCGCCCATCAGCGGGTTGGGAACGCCAGCGCCAGGATAGCGAGCCACTTCACGGAAGCCCTGGTCAGCACGCAGGTCCTTCATGAAGGAAGGATCAGCGATACAACGGTAGTAGCCGTCGGCGAACACAGGCACGTTGCGCTTGCGGAGGCTCTTCACAACGTTCAGAAGGTCGGTCTTAACGTTGAACTTGAAGCGCTCGGAAGCGTATTCGGTGGCGGTATAGGTAGCCAGAGTGGTCGAACCAGTCTTGGCGTGGTTGTTCGGATAGTAGTAACCACCCTGGGTGTCGGAGGACTGACCACGGGATTCGGCCTTGAACAGTTCGTCCAGGAACACGCGGTCGCGCCAGCGGCGGTAGTCATCCAGCAGGGTCAGCGAACCGATGGACTGGTGGAACATGTTGAGGTTCCCGGTGTCCAGCAGCAGACGCTGAGCGGTCATCAGAGTCTCGCGAGCAATCTTGAAGGTGCTCGGGAGGTTGGCATTGTTCGGGTCAGCAGGACCGGTGTACTCACGGAGAGACACCAGCACCTTGTCCTTCACGATGGACCGGCTGTTAGCAGTACCGATGGTTTGATCCTGGGTACGCTCACGGTTGGTCTTCGTACCGGGGTTACCCCAGAAGCGGTAACGATCCAGCTGAACGGTCTGACCAGGCTGTTTGGTGAAGTCGTGGACGACCACAGGCTCGCAAGCCATTTCCACGATATAAGCCGGATGGGGGCGGTACAGCTCCGCACCCAACAGCTTGGGAAAGTCGTTATCAATAAACATGTTGGTTTCTCAGCGTAGGGAAAGCTGATACCTGAGATCAGGCGATCTCAAACTCAACAGCCAAAGCTGTTAACTCTGGAACTGTTGGTTCCATTAAAAAAATTATAGCAATCCTTTATCAATCCGGATTATTAAGCTTCCGGATTTACCATCACAGGATAATTGTATCCATCGAGCATATTGCCGGCCGAATACATCATCGGCGCCATGGAACCCATAGCGTGGTAAGGATTCACGTAGCCGTCTGCAGGCTGCATGTCAATCCGTGCCGCTTGAATCTCAGGATCAATCGCCCCGCCACCAGCTGCTTTCATAGCTAGCATCGCCCCAGCAGCTTGGGCTTCTGCCTGTTGCTTACGTTCAGTCGACTTCTTGACGGCTTTTTTGGCTTTAGATTTGTCCATTAGCGGCTACCTTTTTTCTGTGGCATAGGAGGTTGAATTCCTAACGGAAGAGGTGGGACGAGTGGCATTGCCCGCATCACCATATATTGCTCGTTAGTGAACGCTAAGTTTTGAGCATTCTCAGCAGCTTTTTGGAATTGCGGAGCAAGCAAACCGTTTCGAGGAAGTGGTGATCCAGGCAAATTCAATTTAAGATACGTCGAATCAAGATCCTGGGGCATTAATGGTTGTGGTGCATTTGGGTTGCCAATGACAGGAGCAGTCGCTGCACGAATCGCAGCATACTCATCCATGTTCCCAGATTGAAGCTGACGGGCAGTATCCCCTGCACCAAACATCACAAGGCCAGGAGCGCCAATGGGACCACCAGCAGTCCCGAAATTAGCGAGAAACTGAGCGGCTCTATCCCCAGCACTTGCTTTTTTTGATGCCATAACAAATCCTTTTAAAATAAAAAGGGGCAGCGTTTGCTACCCCTTATTTTACGTTTACTAAGTTTAGGGAAATCGGGTTATTTCCGATTATCACTCCATCACCAGCAGTTTCTGACGGAACACTTCAGGGTTCTGCTGGGCGGCATTCAGGTAGCGCCAGGCGTTGGAGGGGTCACGCTCAGCCAGGGAGCCGAAGCTGTTCCAGAAGTCCACGGGGTTGCCCTGAGCCTGAGGCTGAGGTGGAACCGGCATCTCAGGGCGCTGGGGAGCAGCCGGACGCTGGAACTGTTGACCAACGGCCTGAACCTGCTGGGGAGCGGCGTAACCGATCTCTTCATCAGGGATCGGATAAGGGCCGTTCTCGCCGAAGAACTCACAGGTGTAATCAGCGAGCACGTCGGGGTCGGTCAGGATGGTCTCATAAGCTTTGTGCTCATTGGACAGTTCCTGAAGCAGATTGACGGCTTCGATCAGCTGATTGTTGGTGGTGATCAGAGCGTCTTCGAGCTGGCAAGCGTAGTTATTGAGGATCGCCGGAACGTCGGGACCGAAATAATCAATAACCTCAAGACTTGCTTCGCTTACCCCGTTTGCTCGGAGCTGCTGGGGGCTGATTTCCAGCGAAGTTTGGGAAGAGCCGTTGGAGTAGGCCTGGCTGTTGTTGATCCCAGGCATAGAGGTCGGCATCCCCGCGTTGCTGTACTGGGGAGCCTGCTGGGAAGCGTAGCTGGCCGGGTCGATTTGAGGGCTCAGATTCGACTGTTGACCCTGGAATGGGAATTGGACGGGCGAACTCAGGAGCCCCACCACTCGGTTGAACGCTTCCTTGTACGGATTCTCCGCCTGTTGGGGCGCCTGGGGTGCTTGGGGGTACGACGCTGTAGGGGCGTAGGGGTACCCGTTCACCCCCATCTGGGCCTGCATTTGCGGGGCTGGGGCCGCCACTTGCTGGTAAGGCGCCACCCATTGGGAAGTCGTTGAAACCGCTGGAGCTTGTGCCGCCGTCTGCGCCACCGGAGCCCCGTAGCTGATCGGCTGGGTCGGGGATACTTGGGGTGCCGATTGGGTCGGCATTGCGGTATCGGCCTGCATAGGTTACCTCTTTTTGTAGGCTTTCGAGTGTTCGGTAAAGGAAGGGAGTGAGATCGAGTCTCGGGTCCGCAGCCATCGGTAAGTTTGGTTGCTGCGGATGTGGTGTCCGCATTTCTTGATTGACTAGATCAATAAATGCGGAGTAGGCCCTCTGTACTTCCCCTACCATTCGGAATGGGAAACCGGAGAGCATGCTCGCGATTTCGTCATCCGTTTTTGAAGGGAATAAATACTTCAGTGCTTCAATGCTATCAACCCCTAATTCCTGTAGGTTTCGGGTAAAGATAGATTGGTTGAGTTTATCCTGGGCCGTATCTTCATAAACAGGACCCATCCAGCGCCAGTTTACAGTGCGATCCCCGTCCGGAGCCAAACCAAGAACACCATCAGGTACTTCCTTGGTTTCAACAGCTTGCTCAATTGCTTTTTGTAATTTTTTCTCGTAATTAACTTTTTGTTTTTCGTACTTAGCTTGGGCAGCTTCGTCGCTCGGGTCTTCTGGTGGGGTTGGATATTTAATTCCCGATGCGTACGCCAAGGATTTTCGGAAGATCTGCTCTTCCTGGAAAATCATTAATTCGAAGCACTTACAAACACCATAGGTGTACAGCATCAGACACTTCTTCTTTGCTGTAGCACTAACACGTCCGTAAGCGGATTTAATCTCAGTGGCGGTCACATTAGTGATACTGAGATCATCAATACCACCTAATGCCAGGCGAATCTCACTGCGGAGCTGCTCAGAGTAACGAGCTTGATCAGTACTGACCGCATTCGGCGTAATAAAACCGACACGATCGGTTGGCTCCAGGTTGGCAATGACTCTTGGAACGCGCATACCGCTTCCAGGACGACCAATGTAGCCAGGTGGCTGTCGCGTAACGTTGTCTTGCTTGAACGTTGAACTAGACAGGAAGAATTCTGATTGAAAGCCAGACTGGCTCGAAATACTGGGGCGCTGAGCCGGATCGGTTTCGCTGCTCTCAACAATATCTTGCTTGGGTCGAGATGAGAGCAGTGTCGGGTTACCGAAGAAAGAAAGGTTGGCGCGAATATTTTTGACCATCTCATCGTGTGCCACGATTTGATTGGCCAACCATTCAAATTCACCGCTGCCTTCAGTTCCAAAGGCATCCGGATTGTTAAAAACTTCAACACAAGGGATGAACTCCATTGTGTTTACGACTGTCTTTTTATCAAAAATGCCGTACTCCAACGACGGCATATCAAAGGTAATTTCTTGTTCGCTGTGGAACTCTTCAATTTCATTTGCGGTGATGCGCAGACGCATATACCGCTTATCAGTATTTAAGCCAACACCCTGGAAGCCCTTATTGGATTTGACTTTATACGGATAAATGATGATGACCTCTTCCAAGTCACCTTCGGTTGAATAATAGGTTCGATATGAATCTTTATCGAACCAGTACAGGCGATAAGTCTTCTTGGTGGGCCGGATGTAAAAAAGGCCTTTACCGTACGTTAAAAATCGATCCCAAATGGAGTCGAGTCGTGCATCTAATTTATTGAATTTAATGACTTGCTGAATGAAGTCAAATCGCTGCGTACCGAAATTATCTTGAGCCGGATAGAATTCGACACCCTGCCGAATCCCAAACATTTTCATTTGGGACAAGTGGGCATTTACCAGCATGGTATCTGCTGGGCCAGTACCATCCCTTGTGACGACCGCTTTGAGGATGGCGTCGAGGGTGGATTTGGTACTATCGCTCATCGGTTTTACTGGATCTCAGTTTATTCTTCAATATCGTAGCCAGCGGCAATCCGTTTGAGTGTGATTGTGTCATCCTCAACTTCAACGTCGAAACGTTCGTTCGGTTGAAGAGCCATATCATGGCACAGTTCGTCAGGCAGAGGGATTACTGCGGAACCGTAGGCGTCCTGCTCAAGCTCAATAGTGTAATAGCTGGTGGACATTGGAAATGGATTCTCCTAGTTTAGGTCCAAAATACTTTATCCCTATTTACTCCTAAATTTAAAATTCGAGCTCCAGCTTGCCCCTGGTCATTAGGCCATTACAGAGCCAGACAAGAGCGTCGACGCAGTCGTCGTGCGAGCTAACACCAAAGTTAACGATCTCGTCGGTGAGTGGTCCGAATCTCCGATACTTGTTAAAAATAATTTTCCGCTGCTCAAACAGGCCCATAATACCTCGGAAACGAGCGACTTTGTCCCCACGGAATCCTTTGATTGCGTGCCAGTTCATGTTGTACAGTCCGTGGTCTCCCAGACAAATACGTTTAAAGTCCGCCTCCAAGGATGCCTGATATGCAACTGCTTCAGACCAGATGTCGATATTTGATCCGGTGGGGAAATACCTGTTGTTGTCTTTATGTACAACGCCCCACTCTTCCATCATTTCCATGAGGGCTTCTAGTTTCTCCAGGTTGCCCATGATCCGAATTCGTTTGCAGTCAATGATGTGTATCTTCTGCCCCACACGTCCACCCATCACGAAGACGGTATAGTCATTCTGTTCACGGATGCCTGCAGACAGGTCAACCCCAACACCTAAAGAATCAAACTGAGTTGCGATTGCACCTTTGACAATCAAATCCGGAGACAGAGAGAGCTCACTGGTTTGGACAATTTGATTTTGATACTGGAAACTAAATGCAATTGGTGCTTGTCGACGCCGATCCTGTAGGTACTCCAGGGACCAGAGGGCTGGCCAATATGATATTTCTTCACCCTCTGAATCAACAGTAATTGCCGATTGGACGATTTGGATCCAGTCGTTTGTGGGTGTGAAGGTAGTGTTGTGGATATCATCATGTCGGAACCGAGTTCCTAGGCAGATGGCTCTCCCACCCTCGAACATAGTCGGAACAATAACTGAGTTCCAGTTATCTTCCATAGCTGCACGGATGTCCCGATTTTTAATATCATCTGCGGATTTAATTGCGTCATCGATGATACAAAGATGAGATCGCTTGGATGTCACTGCACCCTTCAAACCCGCACAACAAACAGTAAACTCTTCT